GAGCAGAAGCCCTGTTCAATCAAGATTAATAGCTCCGATCAAGCAATTCCGTACCTCTCTAATGATGCAACAATCGGTTGGATCGCCACCTAATCCACAAGAATTTGCTCAAGGTTATGCAGCCAAGGTTGCAGAACTGATTGAGCAAATGAAGGGTTATCGCAGTCCTGGTGCGGGTGATCGTGCTCTTAAAGGAGAAGAAGGCTTGGCGCTAACTGATCGTTCTCAAAATTACATGGGCTAATGGCAGATCGAGCAAAAGCCAAGCGATTAGCTAAAGAACGCCTGAAGTGCAATAAACCTCAGCGTGCTCCTGCTGGTGCCAAACAAAAGTACATTGTTAAAGCTTGCGATAACGGACAAGAAAAAATTGTACGGTTTGGTTTAAGAGGTATGCAAGATTATCTCCAGCACAAAGATGAAAAGCGGCGTGCTAACTTTAAAGCACGTCATAACTGTGCTGACAAAAAAGATAAGCTCACACCTGGTTGGTGGGCCTGTAACTACAACTGGTAACTAGCATGGCAAAGATGGATAAAAAAACAAGCTGCTATACAGCTTTAGTTCAGGCTTTACGGGATACGTCTTACCTGCTTAATCAAACTTACATTGTCCATTGGAACTTGATGGGTACCAAGTTCTATTCCATCCACAAGCTAACTCAAGACATGTATGAGGAGCTACAAGATGGTCTTGATACTGTCGCTGAACATCTGCGTTCTTTAGATATTGCAGCACCCAAAACAGTAGAGGATCTGAACTTCTCAAATCTTAGTAAGTTACCAGAAGACTGCTTTGATCAAGATGGTTTGATTAGTGCTTTAGCAACCAATGCTAATGAGCTAGCAGAACGCTTTAATGACATCGCTGCTCAAGCTGAGACCATTGGGGATCAGTTGACCCTAGATCTTGCTATTGAACGTGGCCGCGCCCATAAGAAATTCCAATGGCTGCTTAAATCCAATCTTCCCTGTGGTTGCGACCATTAAGGAATTAAACTCCAGCTTCGCCACCATTTTGTAATTACATACTTATTGCCACTGATAGGTGGTAATGCTTCGTGGAGTGTTTTGGGATTTGGTATTCCAAATGGATAAAGATTTGACCAGAAAACAGCTTTGCCTTGCTCTGGTTTGACCTTTAAATTAAGGCGTTTGAAATAAGTCTCACCACCTTCTTCTACATCATTAAGATAAATCATAAAGGTCCAAGTACGCTGACCCATCCATTCGGTGTAGACATCGTGCTCTTTAGTATGCCAATGGAAATAATCGCAGTGCTCTTTGTAATATTCACCTGGCAAATACTTTTGCAACTGGAGTAACTCACCAAGAAATAAATCAAGTCCAAGAGTACGTGCAATTTTTCCATCCAGTTCATTGCAGATTTTGTGCTCAGCCCAATTGAGATCAGCTGTCCAGCTGGTTCTGTAATCAGTTACAATTGCTTCATCTTTGGGATTTGCAACACAAGAACGACGTGTTTTCTGGTCTGCTATATCTATTAATTCTTGACATACTGTAGGTTCTAAAAAGTTTTTATACTCGTAGATCTTTGTAAATGGGAAGTAGATTCTGTTGGCATTAGGATCTAGCTTTGTGTTATAAAACTTCCAGTAATTAATATAGTTTGGTTTCTTGGCAAAATTAATTTTGGCCAAAGCTGCTGTTGCTTCCTTTTCAGTAAGATTTGCTACACGCATTAGGTGAGCACGGATCTGTGTCTTACTAACGCCCCCAATTGCTGACTCCATCATGTCCATCAAAAGATCGGAGTCAGGCATTGGATCAATTAAGAGTGCCTAAAATATAGAGGTTTAAAGCTGACCAATCAAGTGGAATCGGTCCTCTTTATCTTTGGTCTGGTTTTTGCCAGTACATATGCACTGGGTAACCTGACAACTCGGTCTTATTGCAGGCATTATGAACAAATCGCAACAGTTTCTCGACCAGTACACCAGAGAAAGACTTCCTCAACTGGCCCCTGGAATGTTTGAAAACGTTCCAGATGAACCAAGTTTTACCGTTGACCAACGATTTCAACCGTTAGTAGACCCACAGGGTTGACACGATTGCCAAACAGTTCACGGCTGTTAGGATGTAATCACAGATTGGTTAATACCAATGGATGCGAACGCCTCAGGGCTAAGCGTGGACAGCGAATTTGCAATTCACGCCGCAGCCATGGCGATCCGGGAATTGGATCGTGATGAACTGGAGGAAGCATTTATCGATATGCTCCACCAGAAACTGATGGATCGTCAACTGTTCCTCAGCATCCTCAAAGAACACGGCATCGACGCTGATTTCTCTTTCAATTACCAGACTGAGAGCCAACTCTCTTAAGAACAATGCCAACTCGCGTTATTCAAGGAACCTTAGACACCCTCTCGGTTGATAGTGGTAGTGACGTTACGTTCAAAGGACCTGGTGACGGCCTTGATCGCAGCCAAAATACCCGTTGTTTCCAAGTTAATCCTGCTACAACAGGTGATATTAAAGTTACGTTGACTAAAGCTTCCGGTGTCGTGAAGATGGAAATCTTCCAGGAAGATGATTACGATGGCTCTTCTGCTCCCTCTGGCTTTACACGCTTTAGCTTTATTGAGCGTGATGGCAAGGGCAAAGGTGCAGTTGCTGTTACCGTTACCAATGCAAGCAAGAACTACGTTTGCATGTTAACTTTAGATGGCTATTCAGAAGTTGCCTACAGTGGCACGGTCGAAACGCCATAAGCCCTTAGAAATTGATCATCCGTTTCTCAACGAAGAAGCTGTCAACTTAATTAAAAGGTTTACTCCGGCCAGGACTTTCTTGGGTCTTGGCCGTTTTGCTGCGTATCGAGATCGAGGGGATTATATCTGGCGCATTGGTTATGGCAGTACCAAGATGGGCAAACGTTATGTCCACGGTGGAGATAAAGCTTCTGAAACTCAGGTACTAGAGCAATTTTTAATTGATCTAAAGGAGTTTACAGATCAAGTTGTTCCTTGTGTTTACATGCCAATGAACAGTAAACGGAGAGCAGCAATACTTAGCTATGCACATAGCATTGGTTTAGCTGCATTTAAGGAATGTGAATTAAGAGAACTAATTAATACAAATGCAAGCAAAAAGCAAATCATCAAAGAGTGGTCCCCTTATATCAATAAAATTTATCAATATGCCGAGCCAAGATTGATTGAAAGACGGCGTGTTGAATTGAACTACTACTTGGCTCCTGATAAAGAAATACCAACCTTTTATCCACATCGCTGCGAAGCTCAACACCAGTGCCTTCTTAACCTGGCTGAGACTTGGAATCAAAGTCCAAATCAAATTAAAGCTGTTGAGTATCTAGAGAGGAAACTTCTAGATTGGGATCCGACTGGAGAGACGATGCGTAGATTTTGGAGATACTGGAATCAGCCTCCAGGAGGTCTGGGATCTTCACGTAATCTGTAAAGTTATCCTGGAGCCAATCAAGCATGTCAACCAACTGTAGCTCAGGACAGTAGTTGTATAAGATCTCATCTGCTCGATCCATTAATGGTCGTAACTATTGATAAGGGTTTTCAAATACCATTCTGCTTTTAATAGATCTTGGACTGGATTACCTTTATGTTCATAGCGCCATAAATACTTTTGAATGTTGCCTTTGAGGTAACCGCGAAATGCTTCTGGTGTTAACGATGCTTCTATAGCTTCTATACATTCCAGCTTCCCATTGGTGTAATGAGAAGGGTGATTCACCATATCTACGGATGCTTGCTGGTCCACTGATTTAGATCTGAGAGAATGGTTCTATGACAAAACATCTTAGCCAGGATTACGGTGTTGACAACCGCTACCGTGGCCACGAAGAAGCGCAAGATAATGAGGCTGGCTTAAGATTTCTTAAGCAATATCAAAAGCGCGACCTAGCCGGAAAACGAGATGATCTTGAAACTCAACGCCGTGGCGACGACCGCTTTGTTCTTGCAGGACAAGGTGGAACCGTACCCATTGCTGCACTCCCCTATGAGCCAAGGGGTTCTGCTAGTATCGGCAACACTGACCGGCGGATTGGTTTCCGTAATCTTTTTCGTACTCAACCGTCTTAACCAATAACTCGACCAATATTTGAAAAGATCTCTCTAAACCGATAACTAGGATCAAAATCAAAATTACGTGGGGGTAAGTAAACAAAGAAGCCCCATGTAATTGCTGAACCCATAGTATAAAATTCGCGGCCGTTAACAAGATTGGCGCGATCATGAGGGATGCAAATTGGAAAGTCCCAGATCTCTGGATAGCTCCTCATTGCTTCATGGTTAATTGAAAACATTAGTCCCTCACTAACGTTTCCAAGTTTCCATTCTCGAACCAAACGGCGAAACCAAGCACCTGTAGGTGTCATGCTTCCTGAGCCGCCACGTAATCCCCACTTCCAAGTGCCACGTACTTTGCTCCAAGAGCAACGTCCATAGGTAGGTGGGAACAAATAAACCTTACCAGTCCAAGGAGTTTCTGTATTTAAGCCATCATCTTCTTTTGTATAAAAGTTTCTAGCTCGCAGGAACTCTTTATTTGCTTTTTCCGTGGTGCAGGGATCTAGATCGATGTCACCTAACAGAGCATCAATGTAAGGAAGATAATCAACAGGAGTTAACCAGTCGTGCTCTAATCGAGTGATTCGGATCGCCCATTGATAGCGATCGTAGGCTTTGAGTCTAGACAAGAATTGCCCTACCGTCGTTATCTCGTTTGTAGTGAACTAAGGACATAAACTGTTCATCTTGAATGATGAATAATGCTTCCTTAGCTATATCTAAGGATTCTGCACGTGAAATTGCTTTCTGCATAACGTCTGCTGGACCTTCCATATCTCGATCACGGAAGTCTTTAAGTGCATTCATTAAGGCTGGAACTGGCAGATAGAACATCGTTGCTTTTTCATCTTCTGCCCGTGGCACATAAACAATTGCACCAGGTCCATCATTGGCATAGAACTTATCATAAAAATCACACATGTCAGCACAGATGCGCTCGATCACGAGCTGCATCATCTTCTGCTCACTTTCACTTGGATTGGAGGTCAACAAGTTCGTTAGCAGTTTTTTGCGTCGCTCTGTCATTGTTCTTAATGAATTGAGAAAGTCCAGACCGTTGGAGGGTTGTACGGATTTTATCGAGAGGTTGATAGATCACAACCATTTTCTGCATGTTGCCAACCTTCTTGATGAGTTTGCCATTCTCATCTTTCAGTTTGGCCAGCTCCCCCTGGCGAATTAAATATTCAGCTACACAACGATAGCGTCTTTTTGTAGCTAAATCGATATCGGGAAACCGTTCACAAATTGTTGCAGGTTTCATATCGCTAAATGTAATCCTGATTTGATCCGCAAGTGAGAGACCTAAGATCAAGTCATTGGTTGAGGTTTCATAGCTTCTTACCAGCTCCAGATACCGCTTGAGATCTGGCGTCTCAAAGCTTCCTATTGGTGGTAAGAACATCTCAACTTGCTTAGCAAGACTTGGCACCAGAAGTTCCCGGTAGTTCTCTGGTGTAACTGCATCAATGTCCAACTCATGAAAGCGATAGCTCAAGTACTTGTTGGACTCAGAAGGCAGGTCAGAACCAGTCTCCTCTAGGAATTCATCTGGTTCAAACCATGTTTCTGGCTCCATGTTGGATCATTTTTTATCTTGCTGTGAGTGCAGTTTAACGTCTTTTTTGACGGCGGCCCACTGTTTTTCATGGTCCAGCATCAAAACCAACTCGTAATATGCTCTCTTAGGCTCCATATGCTCAGAAATCTTGGTCAAGCGATGCCATTGGTCACCGTAAAGCTCTTGTAAACGTTTAGTGCATTTGGCTTCTGAACCGCCATAATTGGCTGCTTCCCACAAAGCTTCTGCAAACAAACGTTGTTGGTAGGTCAGTAATGTAAATTTAAGGACATCTATAGACACTCGACTAAGGAGTTCGCTAAACTCCTGAATATAAGGACTATATGAAAAATGCGCCGCAGCATTACCTACGCTGAACTCTTGCTGATCCTGACTCTGGGACCGCTTGGCTTCATTGGCCTCCAGCATTTAGGGGAGTTCATCAACGATAGAATCACTATAGAGATTCATGTTAAGAAGTAGTCACTATGGGCGGATCTAGAGGCACAGCACCCCAAGTCATGATGCCTGCGCCTACGCCTCCTCCAACTCTGTATCGCTCTGTCATTCCAGAAGAGGATTATGCACTTGTTGCTGAACGCCAAAAACGATTGGAAGCAGAAACTGCAGAAGCTGTTGCCCGGCGTGAACAAATGGTGGGCACTGGTTTGGATCTTGCTAAGCGTGCAGCTCAGCGTGATGTCCTTACTGCTGCTGCATACAGCGGGTCTTTACCTCAAGCTCAGCAATATGCTGGCGTGAAAGAAGCAGCAGATAAAGCTCTAGAGCTTGCTAAAGAACGCGCTGCTGAATTAGCTAAACAGCAAAACGTACCTAAAGCGTAGGTTCGGCATCACCAAGATAATGAACGGGTAGCGGGTTGTGATCGAAGCCTTCAATGGCTTCGTTCTCTGGTTGTGCTACCCAATCTTCATATACATCTTGAAAGACTCCATATTCCTCTGCTGGAATCAACATTAACGCTGAATCATTGGCCAGCAAAATTTTGTAGTGGACGTGGTTATCCGCACAGTCATCAACAACTGCTTCGAAGTTGGCTTCGAAGTCCTGTACTGTAATGACTTTCATACGCCAGACAAATTTCTTCTAGCCTAGCAGATTTTAAAATCTAGACAATAGAACCAAAATCAATAATCTCGTCAACACTCTCTGTTACCAAATCAAAATCTAAAGCTTCATCTGAATACTCATTGACAAACCGCCAGTCAATTATGAAAGAACCAAGCGTAATTGAATACGTTGTTTCTAAATAGCGAATATCATTTGTAATTAGGAAAAGATATTCGCCAACAGGTAGAACTTCTGCTGGATAATCAGGTGTATCTAAATAATCATCTACGTCATAATTAATACCAGTTTCTTTGTAGACAAATCCATTGTTGTTGATAGGCAGCTCACGACGGTGCGTGCCATTTTCAACAACGTAAATAGCAAGCAGTGTGTTTTTATTTGTGTTTGACGTTAATGAGAACTGACTATAGTTCTGTGTAAATTGAATAGCTCTTGGTTTAAGTAACCTGAACTTATAAAAAGTTGATTGCTTACGGCTTAAGCCACCATGGCTGTTTGTAAGTGTTAGTGTCTTAAAAATGGAAGTGAAGTCTCCTAAGTCAATAGGAGTATTAACAGAGTCTCCAGGTTGTGCTGGCAATGGATCACTACCGTAATAGGAAGTAGGACCAAATGCCGTTGGCCCAGTGCCTCCTGTTGGGTAGCTTTCAACCGTACCTAAGTTGTAGTAACCTAAGTTTTCAGGTAGGGTTGTTAGAAACCTCGCCATCTTGCATATTTAAGCCCGTATAAAGGCCGTTAGTACGGCCACTGGCTTGATACTTTTCTTCCACTATTGTAGCGCGTTCAGGATACATGCCTTCCATTTCAATCGTTTTGATTGTTTCATAGCTAAGGCGTTTCTCTAAACAACGTAGTTCTAGCTCTGCTTCATCTTCTGAGTCAAAGTAATCAGTTACTTCTGCTTTGCCTTCAATAATTACAAAGCCAGCGTACTGCTTCTCAGGCAAATGAAAGTTACTCGGCAGAACTTGGCTTGTTTTCTGACAAGGCTTTGAGGTGGCCATAGTTGAGCTGGATTTCTTTAATCTCAGTTGGATCAGATATTGATACTAGCTGGCTTAAACGCAGATGTAGAGGGTTGCAGCACAAAATATCGCAACCTTTTTTGTGTTTAATTCTGTGCTTCCCTACGTAGCCACGGGCTGTCCAAAAAGCAACACGCGCTGCAGACTGGTCACCTCCTTTATGGAAGGGGCTAGGCATGTAAGCAGAGGTCTCTGTGTTGTTTTTCTTCGTGGCGCCCATCCATGGCCAGCACTC